TTTTCGAGTGATGGTCCATCTTTCTTCGGTTCTTTCGCAGTCTCTTCAGCAGCTAAACTAGCGGCGACGTGCTCCGGAACTAGCAAGGAGGTCTTCGACATCGTCTTCACTTTTCTCCAGCAGGGTTTTCATTTCGTCGATGGCAGTAGCAATACCCTGAAGCTCACCTACCATACTGCGATATTGCTCATAGTTCTGAGCAACACCGTTTGCCAATTGATCCCGTAAATCGAATTCACGTTCTCGTAGGACTTTATACAATGATTGTGCGAATTGAACAACATCCATTATAAAATATCTTGTTTGTTGTACATGACGTCATCATCTTTGATAGGGCCGCCCTCTTCCCATGAATCACAGGTGTTTGTTGCTTGGCAAACAAACTTGAGGAGCTGGCAGTAACCAACCTCGGACTCTTCCTCCGCGTCGATACACTCCATCATTGATGATGTTTGGTTGTAATATTCACAGTTGCCGCACACTTCAGATAAACGAAAACCGCCATCGTTCTGCGGATCACGGTAGTTTGCTTCTTCTACAGCCGCCTGTTTATTCGCTTCGTTGATTTCTGGATCTTGCGTAGCAACAGGGCAGTTCTTTCCGTCTTCGCTTTCTTCCATCTTATCAACAGGCATACCGCCCATTGTGATCGTGATGCTGTACATTAGTATGTTCCGCTAAACTTTCTGCCGGTCAACTGAACACAGCCGCCCTTGCTGTAACCTTTAACCATCCCGCCATCGCGATAAGTTTCGGTCTTACCTTCACGGCGACGTTCATACCGCATCGCATCTTCCAGAGCGTCTGGTTCTTTTCCTGATACAGGCTCCATTGGAACACGGGCATACTTAACTTTTTGATCGGTGTATGCGTCTTCCATCGCTGCAGTTTTTTCGGTTTTAGTAACCTTACCGCCTTTTTTAAACCCAGGAACACCGGCTCCTCTCAAAAAGTCTTTTCTAGTGACCTTTCCATCACCTGTTAAATCTGTAAGTTTTTTCTTACCCGGCATCACTTCTTACCTTTCTTGTCCAAGAAACCTTCAACAGCACCACCACCAAAGTAAAAGCCTAAGATGATCAGCATCGCGTAGTTAATACTAAACTGCTCCATAACTTTTGTCACTGCATCGGAATCCCCCTGTCCGGACAATGTCATGCCAAGAACCAGAAAGTAGCTTCCAATAAAAGTCAAACCAAACATCAAAGCCAAATATCGTTGGGCAATCTTGAATGGAGCGTAAGCATTCATCAGGTCAATCTTGGCTTTTGACTTAGCCGCTATCTCTTCTTCCGTGGATGTGTGCATGTCGTCAATAAGATCAATCCCTGCCTTAATGACTTTCTCTGACCCAAGAATTTTACCAATTACACCAATCATGGTTTTCTCCAGTGTTACTGCATTGTGATTTGATTTGTCTGAACACAAATTGCATCATAGTTCATCTTTGGTTGTGGTGCAGATTGCATTACAGCTTCCCGCGCCTCAAAACACTCTTCCATCGTCATGTAATGACCTTGCGGCATTACATAATACCGTTCAGTTTCCAATAATAAAACAAATAGTACCCATGTGATCATGTCTATACTCCCTGACTCTTGCGAGCCTGTCGTATACGATTAAGTCTGGTTTCGATCCGTTCGAGGGCTTCTGCCAGTCTATAGATGGATGCTCCTTTGAACTTGCCTGGGCAGGTGTTAAGGGAGACACAACGTCGGGCTTCCTCCAAGCAGGATGAAAAGGACTGATAAACAGGTCGCTCATTCATTGCCCGTTTTTAAGACTAATAAGCCAAAGTAAAAAGGCCACGGCCCCGCCCAACATACCGAGAGTAAAAACGCCAACAGCACTATACAAAAGTGCTCTCTTAATGGCTTTTTTCTTAGCCAGTACACGAGCCTTTTCACGTTCTATTGCTTTCCGCTTGAGTTCTTTCCGGTTAGCCATGAATTTTTGATAATCATCCCAAAGACCGGCACGGCCTTGGTAGATGAAAAGTTGCTTTATTTCAGCTTCATGATTACGGATGCGTTCGAGTTCAAAAAACGCCGACATGTCTCCATCTTGGGCGTCTTTTTCTAACTGTTCTTTTGCATCTGAGAGTTTGACGAGATGAGGGCCCATCTCGCCAACGGACTGGATGTGCCCGCAAAGTTCTTTGACGGCCCCAATCGCTTCATTTGCAATTTTAACTGCAGCAATGGCCTCAAAGAGCATCGCAGCATCTCCTATGTAGTATTACGTCTCATCATATTCTCTCTCTGCATGGCAATGCGCTCCATGTTTACATCATTGCGGTTTTCCGCGATTTCTTCTTGAGATTCAATTCTAGCAGCATCTGTCGCAGCTCGCTGCATCATTTTTTGTCGCTCAATTTCTAGATTGGCTTGATCTACTTTAGACCTGCGCTCTACATCGGCTGCTTTAATTGCAAGCTCTTGTTGACGTATTGCAACTAATGGGTCTTGTTCACCCTGCTGTTGCGGGTTGATTTGTTGCATGACTTGAGCAAGCAATTCAGCCTGAACCTGTGCTACGCGGGTTTCAATCTGCTCAGGCGGAATCTGAGGTTGAATTTGAGCCATACGGGGATCAATTGCGCCCATTTGAGCTGCACCCTGTAACTCAAGTGTTGCCTGCTTAATCTCTTCTTCCACCATTGTGCGAGCCTTAAATGCAATGTGCTCTTGGATATGCGCCAAAAACATGCCGTAAGCTTGCGGAGAAGCCTGTACAAGGGGTGTTTGCATGAGGACAACGTGAGCCATGATATGTGCGTCATGATCCTGTTCAGGAAACGCCTGTAAGAGCTGGCCGCTTAACCCACGAGCGTTTTCAATTGCCGGATCAGTGGGCTGTGGCTGCGGTGGCGGTGGCAAAATTTCTTCAATGTTCTGTACTTCTAACGCTTGGTACATACGCTTGTACGCGGCGTGTAGATTGTGCATTTCTGGGTTCGACTGCGCTAACTGCAACTGAGTCTGTGCCAGTGTGACACGCTGTGCCATTGAAAAAATGTTGGGATCAGAGACGGGGACAACATCAATCCGATTGTCGAAGTCCGATTGCATAATCTGACCATCACCACCCGCAACCATATACGGGTAAACAGGTGGCATATAATCGCGGATAATGCCAGCAAGTAACCGGAACTCGTTTTTCTGTGCATAGTGCAACCGCTTATGGATCGCACTCATGACTTTCATGCCACGCTCAAGTAGCGCGACTGTCGTTCCTACTGGCTGTTGTTGTGAACCCGGCGTTGCTTGCTGTTGATCAGCAATCGAAACAAATCTGCGCCCAGATTCAATAAGAACGCCCAGAAGCTGCCCAAGCGTTGCGGACGGCTCTTTGTATGGGAGTGGGATAATTGAATTCCGTATGTCACCGCCAGGAGCATCAATGTCCCTGAATTCACCGGGGGCAATTGGCTCATCGTCGTTACGAACGCGGATACCCCGCGCCTTGAATCCGGCTGGTAGGTTGGATAACGTGCCCGCATCGATCAACTGCCTCAAAATTGAAGTGGCTGCTTTGCCCAGCCCTCCAATCATGTGGATCAAGCCGAACCCATAAAACCCTAACCCAGGCAAGAACTTATAATGCACGAAATACTGTTGCTTGCGCTTTAGTGGATCGCCTTCTTCATAGTTCCTGCGGATTGACAGCACTTCACCAGACCCTTGGTCAATGGTGACAATGTACGGGAGTTTGATCCCCGTGGGCTCGTCATTTTGATCTAAGTCTTCAAAGCCTTCAATATCTAAATCTGTGTGTATTTCAAGAATAGTCAGGACATCATCTGTCTGCTCAGATTTTTCTATCCCCTGAAGCTCACGAATCTTATCCGTAACCTCGTTATCTTCCTCGTCATACCCAGTTTGAATATCAACATCTCTGTAGACACCAGCAACCTGTAACTTGCGAATTTGATTTTCATCCATGTGGAGCACATGCGTAATACGCGATGAAGTTGCAAGATCAGTCGTCGTGTAGGGGACAACCAAGTCTTCGGCAGGCACAAATCGAGAAACCGGTCTCTGTCTTGTCTCGTCATAGTAAACCTTCTTAAAGGTAGATCCGCACAAAGGCAAATAGAACAACATCTGATCCGTATCTGGATCATATTCTTCCATCACTTCTGTGATCATGTAGTTCATGAAATCTTTAACGCGTCCTGCCTGCGCTTCAACTTCAGGGGACTTAGCACCAATAATGTTGGTGCGTACCGGGCCTCCTGCCGGTAGTAATTCTTTGTAAGCTTGTGCCTGAAACTGTGTAACAGACTCAGAAATAATTGGGTGTGTTACTCCTGATGCCCCTTGAAAGGGTTGGCTACGCTCTTGCGTTTTGACTCCGAGCAAGTCGAGACCCTGAGTGTAGGCTTCTTGCCACTCGTTTCTTGAATCTTGATCGTCTTCGACTTTTGCTCGAAGGTCGCTCGATATTTCACCCAAGATTGATTCATCAAGAATTTCAGCAAGGTTGGCATTATGGTCGTATTCTTCTGTGACAACTTCGGCTCCTTCCGTCCCCATGAGCGCCTGAATAATCGCGCCACCTGCGCCATCATCCATAACTTCTGCACCACCCTCAAACTCTTCAGGCTCAGGTACATCAATTTCCATTCCAGGGACAGCTTCGATTGCACTGTCAATCATGCCCTGCATCTGATTCGGAGGAATTGACATTAAAATACTCCCTTAAACGAACTTTTACGTCTCACACGAACAAAACCGCCGTTGCGATAGTTACCATCGCTCCCCGGACGCTTATTCGTTACATTTACTAGGTCTGGCTCAAAGCTTGGGTCAACGACACCTTCGTTAGCTCCTCCACCAATAACACCCAAACCTTTTAACTTGTTCAATACTCGCTCAGGCATCGGTGCGCGGTGCTTGCCACTTGAATCTGGGGCCTGTCCCCGTGCAACTGCTTCACTTAACTGACCTGAAACTGGTGCGGCACTGTGTTGCGTAGGCCTACCCGAAGTCGGCGTTAAATCTGCCACCCGCATGTTGTAAGATTGACCACCTTCACTAACAATCACTGCTCGACGGCTTTTGGGCGGTCCAAAAACATTCCGGACAGTACCTTTTGTACCGTCTGGCATCATAACCTTACCGCCAACGACCATTTTAGACCGTCCGACGCGCTCACCGCCTTGTGTGTAGTTCTGTCTTTTCCGTGCCATCAGTAATATTCTCGCATTTGCGGTATATGTAACGAATCATCGTCTTCTTCGCCAGCAAGTGAAATAAATCCACCCTGACGGAAACGAATCAATGCCATTGTCATGCTATCAACAAGGTCATCGTAGTCTCCCATTGGAAATGCAGCGCATTCTTCAATGACTTCGTCAGCAAAAGACTTTTCCGGTGCCCAAACCATACCCGCTTCAAACAAAGGTGCGACAGTATGCATCCGGGTTACCTTATCACGGCCTTTGGAAGGAGTATAATTCAATACAGGGATACCTGTCCTGCGTAATTCATCCGTTAAAGGCGTACCTGTGGCCTTGGCTTCGATCAAAACCATGTCTGGTTCCCAATAATCATGCTCCTCGAGCGCAATTTCTTTCAATTCTGGGAAGTTCCATCGTCCTTTCCGCGCATCCAAGAGGATAATGTGGTCTCCGCCACCTTCTTCTGGCTCAAAGACTCCCCACGTCGTAATTGCTGAGTAATCTGCCGTCTCTTTCTTCGAGAACGCAGTATCATAGCTCTGCATGACATACTTAACCGGCGGAATATCTTCTTTTTCCCAAACACGCCACCACTCCTTCTTAACAATTGCACCTTCCGACGCTGTCGGCTGCTGTTGCCACTGTGCATTCCACTTCGCAAGCGGTAGCGCAGCTTTGACTTTCAATAAATCGTCTTTATTCCAGAACTCAGACCATAATGGCTCGTCCGATGGCATGATTGCGGGAAATTCGACTACTTCCCACTCATCCGACATCACGTCTTCGCCCTGTGCTTTGAGCAAACGACCGGTCAAATCCTTAGTTCCCCACCGAGTCATGACCACAATGATGGCTCCGCCCGGTTGCAAACGCTGTCGAGGACCAGATGTGTACCATTCATATGCGTGATCGAACGCGGTTTCGCTCAATGCGTCCTGTTCCGAGTGCGGATCGTCAATAATAAACAGGTCAGCACCACGACCTGTGACCGCGGCACCCACACCAGCGGCAAAATATTCGCCTCCAGCGGCAGTTCCCCATCTTCCGGCTGCTTTATCATCACTTTTTAACATTGTGTTTGGGAAAACATCACGATATGTGTCACTTCCCATCAAATCACGCACTTTACGACCAAAACGAACGGCCAGTTCGGTGTTGTGCGTCGCCTGAATGATCTTTAACTTCGGATTTCGGCCCAAAAACCATGCAGGCATCAGGTAGGATGCGAATTCTGACTTAGAATGCCGCGGTGGCATGTTGACAATTAATCGTTTTAGCTCACCTTTTGCGATTCTTTCTAATTTTTCCGCAATTATCCTGTGATGACGGCCCTCGATGAAGCCGTCGTAGACGTGATGAACAAAAGGCATGAACTGATCTTGTGCTTTTTCTCGCATTTCGAGACGTATAGACGCCTCTTTCAGTTCCAATATTTCCTTCAGCACCTCCTCTGGGAGGGCTTCAAGTGCTGCTGAGTCCATTAGCTAACCGGAAAGAGCGGTGAAAACGTCTTTCTTGCAGTATAACTTGGTCTTAACCGCGTTGGAGCCAGACTTGGAAGCCCCGTGTACGCATAAGTTAGCGGTCCACGCGGCTGGTACTGATACGGCTTAACCACATCACGGCCCTGATACTCTTCTGGTGGAGCTTCTGCAGGCGGTTCTTCAATCGGAGGTAGAATTGGTGGTGTTCCTCCGTCGCCTCCGTCACCAGTGTCCATCAACCCTTGTCTCGAGTAATCAACTCCGGGATCCCCTTCACGCATACCAGAAATAGGATCTTGAGTTCCCGCGCCTGTAGTTAAATTAAGGCCTTTTTCATCAGCAATTTTTTTAGCCTCTGCAAAACCAGCAGGGTCCCCAACATAAACAAGATCATTAGAGAAAGGATTAAGAGAGGGACCAATTGCTCCAACTCTTACATTGTCCGCTCCAGGTAAATTAACAAACTGTCCACCTTTTCTTGCTGCAACATCCATCATTTTTTGTGCTTGATTGCCGCCAAGTAAACTGTCTATAGAGTTAATTGCACCTAATATCATTGTTGCACCGGGAGTCGCGGGGTTTGGCTCAAAATCAATCGCTCTTTGAGCTTGTGCCGCTCTTTCTAAATTATCTGCCCTAATACCTCGGATACCAACTGACTCATCTGGCATTGTTGCCAAATCAGTTTCATCAAATCCTAAAGGAGAAGCAAAAATGTCTTGTCGGCCTAAAACTTCTCTTAAATCAGCCGCCCCAGGTTCTGGTTCTGTTTGTTGGGCCGCGCGGAAAGCTTCCTCTTCCGCAATCGCACGGTCGATGTCATTTAACGCGGCACGACCAGGGACATTCTCTCGAGAATCTTCTATTTCATAATCTACGCCCGGAGTCAGACTACCGTCCTCCGCCCTTGATCTGTAAGCGTCATCCCCTAATGTATTCATGATCTGAGCATAGGAGCCACGTTCATCATAATAATCCATAATGTCCGACATTAAGGTTGGCGTATCACTGATACCACCCGTCAATGGATCTGTGAATCTCGCGACATCTACAGGAGTTGCTTGGTCCGCGGGCCGAGCATCAAAAGTCTGTGATCCTGTTAATGCCATCTCTTGCGGTGTCCGACTGGTCGAGACCGCTGGACCGGTTAACCCTACGATCCCCGCAACCTCTTGAGCTGGAACACCAGTCTCTAACTCCACTTCTTTCGCTGCTTGGACCGCGGCTATAATGCCTTGATCCGCTAGATCCATCGCCTCAATGTCTGAAAAATCCATCGGGCGCGTTGCACCTGGGATCTCGGCACCCGGTAATCCGACTACGTTATATTGACCAGCAAGCGCACGATCTTGAACCTCTTTCATTGCATTGAAAGATCCCGGAGAATACGAATCAACACCTAACTGGGCAGCGATCTGTTCATTGATCGCTTGATTGTACGCATCCACTTCTGTCGTGGTTGGCTGCATACCGTACATGCCTTCAATGTTCGCAGGCATAATCCCGCCAGCAATCGCTTCCTGTAACCCCGGAGTACGAGCAGTCAAACGCTGCTCCGCGGCGGCAACTTCCGCGGCAGTTGGACGAGTACGGTCTGGGCCAAGTACTTGATTGGCCGCGGCGCGCGCTTCGGTAGTGATCTGCTCCGCGGGCGTCGCTGCTCGGATTTCGGTCATGGGACGGGAAGGATCGCGGGCCGTGGGCGGGTTGTTCGCATCTAATGGCTGCTCGAACTGATCAAAAATATTGACTGAATCAACCGGGGAATAAAACCGCTGATCAAATTCCGGAGAACTAGGAATTGCAGCCCTATTGTCCGCGCTAATTAATGCGTTTAAATAAGTGTTCGCATAAGACAAGGATTGGTTCGGGTTAACGTCAAGATACTGCTGTAACGCCGCCCCTCTATTCGTTCTTGCTAAATCTGCGAGCTGTTCGTCGGCTGTCGGAGGACGTGAGGCCGCCGCCAATGTTCTTTCAAACGGAGACATGGCCCGCACAACTGGGGAATAGCCTCCAGCTAACGCTGGACCAGCGGCGGCTTGTGAGGTAATTGGTGTTGATGCAAACGATACACCTTCAAAATCACCGGCAGACCCACTAAGAGCTGGACCGGCGGCAGCAGGAGCTTGTTGACCAACCGCCGCGTTGAAGGCAGAGGCTGCGGCATCCGTTCCAGGTGTATAGTTGTTTTGTACATTTGCGACCGGGTTGATATCACCACCAGCAACTGCTTTGTCTAAGTTGGCTTGCGAGCCGTAAACAGTACGGGTTACGCCGTTAACGTCCGCAGTAACAGAAGGTTGGCTACGGTCGATATTAAAATTGGTCGTGTTGCCGCGCGAATCAACACGACGGTCTTGCGAGTCATTACTGCTCTGGTCATTGTCACCTTCACCACGGCTTGGACCCCAACCTCGACCACCTGCAGCAACCGACGCAGAAACACCCGTATCTCCGGTATCGCCATCATCAGCTCCACCATCATCCCCACTACCAAAGCAGTAAAGAAGTTTTTCCATTGGGTTGTCAGAAGGGTATAAGGGGTTCAGTCTCATGAGATCATCCAGCCATAGCGGTTCTTACGAGTCCGGAAAATACGAGCTTTGGTGCCTTCACCATATGTCTGTTCAAAGAACTCACGCATCCCCCGGATAATAAATCGACAGCCCCCATAAGGAGCAGCAAAGTCTATGCACCATAGGGTACCATCTTCAGATTCAAAATCACTAATTTCTAAACACGATGGTTCATCCATGTACCGAGATTCGCGGTCCGGGGACAGAAAAGCATAAGTACAAAACGCAAAAGGCTCGCCATTATCATCTCGAGCAACCAACAACTTACCGTGGATCAAAGGTCCAAGGATATAGTTCCGCATTTTTTCTATCGACATATTCCGGTGATAGTCAGAATGCTTCATTAATCTGACCGTGTCTTTTAACAGATCTTTCTGCTGGGGACTCAAATGAAAATACATTGTAATTTTTTCTCGGCCCTGGGGACTCCTAAGCTTTATTCTACATCACATTATATATGTGGCAAGGGGGAAGGGCAGCTCCAATGGAATTATGGCCCATTGAAAATGTAAAACTTGGGCGGGAGGGTGGGCCGCGGCGACGGCACCCGCAAAAAAAGGGGGTGCCCCCCGAAGGAAGCACCCCGACCGATACCGATCTCTCGGAGTAACCCTAGTAGTGGTCAGGACTTGGGACCACTCTCCACTGGAACTCGTCGCCAAGATTCTGCTCCTGTCTGCGAGCGTAGCCATGACAGATCATGCACGCGTCAGACTTGGAGTAGCCATGCTCACCAGTCGGGTCAATGTTCGCAGACCAGTAGAACTCCCAGTTATCGTCGAACGTGTAGTTGCGCGAGCGCGGGGTCTTACGGTATCCCTGCCGGTACTGCGTGACATACGACCGCGGCTCGAAGTCCTCTGTCCATCGGGCGTTGATCACTGACGCATAGCGTTGGCCTTGATCGGTGTAGACGTAACCAGTTGAACCACAGTGATGTGGAGCTGATCCGCCTTTCACTACAAGCTGGCCTACCACGTCGCCAACGGCGACGGGTTTGCCAGAGTCATAGCGCAAGGTGCAAGGCATACCTTCCCAGTTTGTGCTAGTGACTAATGTTTTCACTTCTTTTTCCTCCATTCAGTACGGGTTGATCGCTTGCACATACGCGCAAAGACTTTCTCACCAAACTCGGCAATAAACGTGGTCTTGTTTGGCGCGCGCTCTACGTCAACAGTGACAAACTCCGCGAGGCCTTGATCGACCGCGCTTTGTTGCGCGGCCTTGATCGAGAGGTCAATTGACTTTTTGTAGTCCTGCAACCAGTCAACCTGATCGAGGATCGTGAGCCGCGAAACGCGGGCAGGGATTTTGAATACTGCGCCCATGATTAACCCTCCAACTCTTTGATTAGATCGTTGATGTCTTTGACATTGCAACCAGTGAACAACTGGTCTTCAACATCCTCGAGAGCAGTAGCCCAGTCAGTGAAGACTTGATCGACCTCAGTGTGGACATCGATGTCAGTAGCCATATCGGTTGACGCTTCATTAATCAGGTTGCGCGCTTGGCACACTAGGTCGTGTGCTTTCTTAATCGTTTCTAAGTAAGTCATAGCTTTTTTCTCCAACTGCTATTTGCCTGCCACAACTACTGTGGCATTAAAGCCACAGTAGCATGTAATGTGATGTAGTGTCAACTTTTATTTGTTAACGGAGTTGACCAGGTGACGGAGTTGACCAGGTGACGCGGCGACGCGGATCGAGCGGCGCGCTGGGGTGGGTGGGTGGGAGGGCGGGCGGTGCTGCACCGCACAATGTCCATAATACTAATGGATAACCCCGACCCCGACCCCGAACCCGAAAGTGCTTGAATATGATGTGGCATCATGTATCATAAAGGGGTCGGGCAATTCCGCCCGTCTTAGTTGGAGAACTAACATGAATAAATTAAGAGAAATATTCCACGATGCGAACATCGCGGACACGCGCCACTTCTCACTCGAGGATGCGCTCGCACAATGTCATCGTGCGTTTTCGCACATGGACACATACAACCGCAACCAAGTCATCGAGCGTATGCCGTTCGTTGCCCAGGCGGCAAAGTTCTATGGTCTGAACATGAACGCGTGCAATACGTTCGAGCATGACGATATCGAAATGCCGGAAGACGTGGACGCGCGCGTTCGCGAGATACTCGACAACATTTAATCGGAGGGGCGGCCAGCAATGGTCGCCTTTTTATTATGCATATACGAATTGAAGTAACTGAACATTGGCAGGTTGCGGAAGCGATCACCCCTTTGATGAATCTTTGGGAGTATTACTATTCCTACCCTATGTATGATCCGGATCATTGGAGCGTGGATCGTGTTCATCAGAATATGATTGAGCGCAACGATCACGGAAATTATTTTGTCAGCGCCTTGATGATCCCAACCGTTGAATATTGTTTAGCCACTGGGGTTGAAGTGGATCCCCTTATTCTTGATTGGATCAAAGAGTGTCGATGGAGAGCGCAATGTGTTGTTGATATGTTGCAATCGATGAAAGATCAAAAGAACCGTGAAATGGATATTGCGATTGAGTCTGGCGAAAAATACAGCGAGCGTTCTTGGCATCAAGTGGACTGTGATCTACATGCGGCAAAACAAATGGTCGAAACCTTTACGCTAGACCCTGAAGCATACAAGGGAGCGGAGAAAGTAGAGTTGCCGGAGGAGCTAGCATGAAGCTGACACAAGAACAACAACAGGCCTTGGACGAATACCGCACGCTCGCGGGCAAGCGGTGGAAAGAACAGCTCATGGCAGACTGGATGCGCGGTGGTTCTAACCTGTACCGCGGCGAATGGGCGTACCTACAACAGGTGCGGAATGCGTTTGGCGCAAAGATATTTACGGAGATGGACAATGGCGACACTGATAACTGATAAAGGCGCACCATACATCGAAGACATTTGGAGTATTGACGACTTCCGCAATGTGGCGGACGGGTCTGATACGGAGGAGTTTACCGACGAAGAACTCCTCGAAGCGATGGAGCTGGTGGTTGATAACTTCGACGCGAACTACGGCATTACATGGGAAACCATTGAAGCTGCTCTCGACCAGATAGTGTGGGAGCGTACAACAGGGGAGAAAAATGATGAATGAGCAATTTACATTCGCGAGTGATCCCGGTCACGGGTGGCTGTTGGTCACTGAAAACCAATTGATTAAAGCTGGGCTCGCGCCTGGACACTTTACGCCATATTCGTTCAAGCACGTCTGGGACGATGTCCAAGTGTACGCGCTCGAGGAAGATGTGGACGCGGGTGTGTTCATCCGCGCGTGGGAATCCAAGTATGGCGAGCTGGTCGCGTGGCGAGAATGGCAGACGACGGGCGATCATGAGGTGCGCGGCTGGACGCGCATCGAGTGAGGAGAGGGGCGAAAGCCCCTCTTTTTTTGTCTATTAATTAGCACGGGTGGGAGGGTGGGAGGGTGGGCCCGCCCGCCCAATAGGGTAGGGTAGATTCACTCCGAACCCGAACCCCGAACCCCGAACCCGAAAAGCTTGCTTGTTATCCTGTAATATGATGTAATCTTATTCGGGTTAACTATTTGGAGGATTAACCATGTTTCAAAGACTATCTAGCATCGACGCGGCGAATACCAAAGTCGCGAAATCAGAAAAAAGCCTAATAGGTGGCGAGAAAATCCGCATCCTTTCGCTGTCACTAATGCCAGACGATATCGTTTGTCCGGCTCGGTGGCTGGCAGATTGCGCGGATGATTGTTTGCGCTCGAGCGGACGCGGTATACAACAAAACGTCATCGACGGACGGCAAGCGCGGACGGATTTTTGGCACGCGGATCGCGACGCGTTTCTGACTATGCTCAAAAAAGAGCTGCACAATTTCATCAAATTATGCGGACGCCAAAACGTGGTCCCGGTTACCCGGTTGAATGTTCTTTCAGATATTCCATGGGAAACTTATATTGATTTTGCGGATGAATTCCGCGCGCTGTTTTCGTATGACTACACCAAACGCGCGAACAGACTAGGCAAGACGCCGGACAACTATCGGTTAATGTTTAGTTATTCAAAAGCCCCAGGCTTCGAGAATCAGGTAAAACGCGCGCTATCGCATCGCGTACCCATGACGGCGGTTTTCCGCGGCGGATTGCCTAGCCAGTTTCTAGGTCGTCCGGTATACGACGGCGATATATCAGATATCGCGAACCTAGAGCGCGTCGATGACATTATCGGCTTACGCGTAAAGGGTCACGAAGCGAAAAAATCCAATAGTCCATTCATTATCGACAATCCAGAACTAATCGCCGCGGCATAGTCCGCGGCCCTAGGCCCTTGACTCGAAGCCCTCGGACCTTGATACTTCGTTTCAGTAGTCCTCCAACTGCTAACCCAAGCCCCCGAAAGGGGGCTTTCCTTTTATGGGTGGGAGGGTGGGAGGGCGGGAGCCCCGACCCGACCCGACCCCGAACCCGAATCATTTAATATAGCCCCGAAATGCCCCCGAGACTGGTCATATATGGCCGAGAACAGGTCCCCGAACCGAGTACCCCGAAAATCGAACCCCGAACCTAGGCCCTCAGAGGCAAGGAGACGCGCTCTATGCCCCTGAAATAAAAATAGGTGTCCTGTCCCGAGGTGCTTTACTAAGATGAAACTGAGGCCATTACAGTGCGAATGAGCGGTATGCCACGATATCTGCGTAGGCGATAACTTGACTGTGTTAGATTTAGTTGTTTTTAATTCCAACCAAACTGGCATTCCATCATACATTGCATAAACGTCAGGCATTCCTGCTGTGACTCGGTTCTCTACTCTCCAAGCTTTGCATTTCGATGGCAGATTCTTGCGGATTGTGTTCCAAAAGTTCGCTTCCGGTCCCCGTGACATCTTTGTATTCTCCCTCGATAAATGCGTGCGGATACTTTTTCTGTAGTTCAGCTAAACGTGCGATCACTTCGGCACGGCTCATATCGTCCAGTCTGTTAGTCACCTCTCGACGGTCGATAGTAAGACCGCCCAGTGCTGATCGTATTTTCTCTGCGTTGATCGCGGCAGAAAACTGGCCTGCGTCTTCCGCACCTCGGGACAGTTCATCCAGACGTTGCATCTGGCCTATCAGTGTGACGCCATATCTACGTTCGCGTTCTTCACGCAGTTCCTTGATGTATTCCAGAACATGGGGGTAGTCACGGCCATTAAGCAGTTTACTTGCAGTGACGGCAACATTCTCTGCGGCAAACCCTGCTTTACGAGCGCATTCAGAATTAGAGTAAATTCCCTGCACTACATATTTACAGAATTCACGTTGACGGTTGGTCAGCTTTCGGCCTTCCTTTTCTTCTATCTGCGAGGCGATTTTATCGCTCATCGAAAACTCTCCTTTGACAGTGTTTCAGCGAGAAAATATACAGTAAAAAAACAAAAAACGGCCAACAGCGGGTTCTAATGCTGAAAATATGGTCTTAGAAGTGTCTTAAATGTCTTAAAGTGTCTTAAATTGAAGTCAGTGTTTATGCGGGCTGTAGAGGTTTTAAGACACTGAAGACACTGAAGACACCACTTTTGGAATTTGCAAAAATATTTTTTGTTCATCTCGCTGTAGAGGTGTCTATAGAAAATTTGATAAATAAATCCACTGACAGTGTTGACATCCAACATCACATTATATGATCATGCTTATGGGTAACTATATATGGAGGATTACTCATGGCTACTTTAAACCCAGACTTTGTTTCAGAAATGTCAGCTTTTGGTTCTGACTTTGATTTCAATGGCAATCATTACAAGACACTTTGGACCGTGGTCCAAGGTCCGGTGAAGCGTCGCCGTGACTACAAGCAGGATTGGATCTTGGTTGATATGTGGCAGGTCGATGAATCTGGTGATCAGATCCTTGATGGAGACTGTGACGTGGGTTCAGAACCGTGGATCGCGGCCCTACAAGAAACTGCTTTTGATGCGTTATTCGGTAACCGGATTCGCATTGGCGAGTTGGGCGCGTTCCAGTTTGATTCAGGCTATGTTCCTGAGAAGCCTTGGGACTACATTGAGCAAGACTTGTATTTTGAGTTGGGCATGATGGATTTCGATCCTGAGTTGGATAAAGAGGGTGAGTTGCCTTTACAGGCGCGGCCCAAGTTCCATCGTCGTTTAATTAATACGCTGAAGGCGTATGAGTACTATCGCGAGAAAAATTTGCGGGAGTCGATTTTCTTTTATCACTGGTCTCGGGACTGTGATCTGTGTGAGTCGGAGGGTTCGCATAAGTTCCGCGATTGGTATTCCGCGGCGGAGTGGATTACTGGTTTTTATGAATCGGCTGAAGGTCCGCAGTCCCTGCATCAGATGACGTATGAGCAATGGCGCGTGTTCCAACCGGAGCGGATGCGTGATCGTGCGTTGGAGCAATTCGAGGAGTATGGATATGGACACTGATCCAAAGGTGGGTGGCGAAATGGATACGTCTATTCGTTATTTAGTGGTGGGTGCGGGGGTTACCTTTGCAACCTACGACAATTTTGAAGACGCTGAATCACTCCGCGTGAAGCTTGATGAGAAGTTGATATGCACTGTTTCAGTAGTAGAGGAGCATAACAATGAGTGATTTGCATGAAGCGGCTGAGAACAGGAGGAGGTTGGACATGGATCTCAATGCAGTTGAGCGGCCAATGAATATTAAGTTTGTTGAGACCGCGACGATGCGATGGTTTGAATCACCTGACTGGACGGTTTACGTCGATGAAAATGGTGATCCTGTTGGTTTTGAGCATTCCCGTTATGGGGATGAGGGCGGCAGTGGCGGCCTATGGTTCGATGGCACGCACTTGGTGGATTATGACGGTGTTTACAATCTACCCAAGGGTGTGATCGATATATGCGAACGTCTGGGTTTTAACATGGACTACGCGAAAGATGATGACTACGAAGGGGTAGAGAAATGAGTGAAGATTGGAAAGCTGAATACAATGCGAGTGCTGAGAAGCATAACAAGCGCGTGAAGTCGATCCGCGAAGTGCGGTTGCCGAAGTCATGCACAGCGGCCATTGATGAATCGATCAAGGCGATGGACCAAGTCCATGAGCAGGTGTGCGAGGGCGTAATGCACGGGTATCACTCGTTGATGATGGATGATGTCGTCAGGTTGGTGAATGCGATGCATAAGCTGAAGGCTGAGTTCGAGTATCGGGAGCTGAGGCTATGAGCAATGTGAAAGGGTGGTATGTCAAGGTTTCCACTCAGGTGGTGTTCGATGTGGACACCAACATTGGTGTGGTTGCAACTTGTGAGCGCGAGGCGGCACTTGAGGCGATGTCTATCGTAGAAAGTGACCTTGATTGTCATAGCGAACATTTCAAAGATGCGCTTGAAAAAGCGTTGCCGTGGGAATTGAACATGGGCGGTATAGAATGGAACCGAGGTTCGATGTCCGGTGACATCGATTTCGATACCATGCAGGCCCTGTCGATCACACCTGATCCTGATTTCGATCCGGAAGATGATGACGGCCCAGTGTCCGACATCCAAGGATTGATGGAGGCGGCTCAGTGTCTGAATGAAGCCTTTCATGACTTGCCAAAAGATCACCCGCTAAATGTGTGGCGGGAG